AAAGCACAACGCCAAGGCAAACAGTTGACAAAGAACTTCGGCATGGCGAACGCGAAGGCCGAAAATACGCGCAGAGAGCGCGTGCGCCCCTGAGAACTCTCAGGAGCGCGGACGATCCCCCACGTCCACATCAAGGGGGAAAAGGTTGCGGGCCTAATAATACCGCGGGTGTTTACACCCTCACAGTTGCTTTCTCCGGATAAATGGTTATTTATTCGGAGGACCCCCTGGAAACAGGGGAAGACTGGATCGACCAAACCTATGGTGGTGAGGAATCTGGCGATTTTGACCTCCTTGGGTATTCGTATGACGAGTACGCCAGGGACACGGGGTTTGATAACCCAGGAACTGAAGATGCCTACGACCGTGCGGTCCAGAGGCATGGACGGAAAAAGAAGGACATTGGCGTGGACAATGAAAAACATCTAGAGTACTTAGCCGAAAAGCAACGGAACGCCTTCCACAAGGCGCAACGTGAGCGATTCGAGCTGATCAAACAGACTCGGACTCTCGTTTACAAAAATCGGGATTCGTTGACACGCGCCGAATATCTCCAACTGGACGACATGATCGTCTATAAGACCAAAAGGCAAGGCCTCGTTGAGATGACCATCAAAGGTTTGAAACAACAGAAGCCTTCTCATCGTTCGTTTCGTCGACCACATCCGAAGATCACTTCAGAGTACACTACCACGGGCATTAAACCCAAGAAGTATACTAAGGACTCGATCATCACGATGGAAATCGACATCAGCTTCGTTACGAAGGATCGGCTGGGACAGTGGACCTATTTTGATTCACTGCCACGACCAACCAAACCTTTGTTCCATAACCCAAACACTGATACCATCACGTACACCTGGGCCTGCACGCAGGCCGAACGTAACAGGTTGGTCCACGCGTTAAATGGTAACACCAGTGTCAAGCTCGAATCGCTCGGCCACCCAGAGCTGCGAAACGGGCCCCAACTTGTGCGTCAACCACCCACGTATGCGCAATACCAAGCGCTCAGGGTCCGCGTTCATCTTCCCCCCCTTGGACTGCAGCCTGTCTTTGAGGATCGGGAAGATTTACCATACCCCGGGGTTCCAACCGATCCCGAAGGTTGGTTACTCCCCATGGAGGATTCGGACGACGATCCCATTCCGGTGGAACTCTACTTGAATGATCCGTTCGATCCCTTCATCTATCACTGGCCCGCCTCCAGCCCACCCTGGGCGGTGCCGGACATCCCAGCGCCAATTGATCTGTTGGCATGCGGGGACATTGAGGCCAACCCGGGGCCTCCCAAAAACCAAGGGGATGCTGGACCAGCACCTCCCCCTGCACAGGACAACCCGGTTGCGGCCGGGGGAAACGTCAAGAAATGCAACAAATGTGGCAGTGATAAACATCTTGCCCGTGCTTGCAAGAACAACGCACCGAAGGGTGGGGCCAAGGGAGGTGGCCGCAATGGTGATCAGAAGTTGAAGGAAGCTGACAAAGACTTTGATGCGCGGAAGAAAGCCGACGAAGACGTTCGCCGACAGAAGCTGCGCGATGAAGCCGCTAAACCTAAGGAACATGAGAAGGATCTCCCTCAGTTCCCAATCAACCGACAATTCCACATTCGCGACACATTGCCCGTGAACCTGTCCCTCTGGGTTTACATCTTGGTACTGTGGAAATTCCTTGGACCTATCATTGTGCTCATCTTGGTCGCCGACCTCCTGATTTGGCCACTCGTATGCCTGTACCTGGGCTACATAGTGCAGCATTTCTACGGGATGTTGGCTGGCAGCGTCGTTGCGGGACTGTCCTTCTGGCTGGAGAACCTGGGCATGGTCATCATACTCTACTATGGTAACCAGATCTTGCAGTTCTTCCGTTGGAAAACCCGGATGGACCGACGCATCCAAATCACCCCCTTGAAGGGGCCTGTCCGTCTTCGGGAGATGGACCACCGGCCGAGTGACATGAAGCACGGGCCCCGCGAGTTTGCCGAAAACCTTGTCCAGGTTGATGAGTACGAACTGTTCTTCATCGAGTGGGACAAACTCCAAATCACCCTTCATTATGGCGAGGCCAACATACGCTCCTACGTCGCCAGCGGGAGCGCTTTCGCCATGTTGGGTTCGGCCATTTCATCCCGCAAAACCAAGTTGGAAACTTCGGATGGTGTTCGCCGGATTCTAACAAAATTCTCCAAAGTGGACTGGGATGCCAACTCCATCATCTCACTCAACATCGTCGAAAACACTGCCATCCTTCTCGACCATTGGAAGCAGTACGTTGATGAAACCGCTTTGCGGAACAACAAGATCCAGGACCGTTTCAACTATGTCTATCTGGACAGTTTTGACACCTGGTGTCCTGCTTTCTTTCGCGGGTTTAAGAACAAATGCATCACTCTCTTGGTTGGGAGCGTCATCATCCTTTTCATCCTTCAGTGGGTGTTTTGGATCATGTCGATCTTGAGCTTGGGGGCGATGGCCGCATCACAGACCCCTGGTGTGGTGTGGTCAGTTTTTTCCCGTGAGGACACAAACCGGCTTAGCCCGACGGCGACTTTCGTTCGCCAACTCCCCGATGAACCGAGCTCTCCTACCGGAGTTTTCGGTTATCGAGTCACGGACAGTTTCGCACGAGACCTGGAAAACAATATGATCGCTATTGACAAACAGATCTCGATTGACCTCTTCCCCATTCTTGCCGCTGATCGCGTTCTCATGAACGTGTTCACTCCATGCGCAATACCCGGATTGGCCATGCCCGTGTGCGACAGGAACGATGTCCTGACAACAGCTGCCGGCTTGACCCACCGCGGGGGGGGTCAGACCCCCCGTCCTCTGCAAAGCTGGCTTGCAGACAAAAAGAACATTTCTGATGAGGTCTGTGCGGCTTACTTCCCCGTACTGAACGACTCTGACGTTATGCCATTCAGTGAAGTGCTCGAGAAACTCCCGTACACTGTTCCTCGAAAACAGATCCTGAAGAACCAGCACGCCGACCGTGCTGGTAACTACTCGCGCTACGCACGAAACCGGGAAACTGGTTTCTTTGGGAAGGACGAACCCTACGAGACCGCAAAACACCTCCGAGGCATTCATGCCATGGGGGACAATCTGTGGGATTCGGACGTTCTTGGTGCCATGGGGGCTTGGGTTAAGACGGTGGAAACTTTCGTCTACTCCATCCCCCCTTGCGCGAAACACCTCGACCCTCGTGGAGTGGTGGACAAGTTGATGAACCTGGGACCGGGTTCTAAAACTGTTTCAGACTACTCCAGCTACGAGGCATCCTTCACTCGCCCGGTCAAGGAATCCGCCCAATTCGCTCTGTACGATTACATGAGTATGGGCCTTGGTCACGGCCAACAACTCCGGGGCTATTATCGATGGCTCTTGGGTGGGGTCAACCGAGTCCGCAACAAGTACTTTAATGCGGAGATCTCCCACATCAAATGCAGTGGTGACTTTGATACCGCCTTGTCAAATTGGTGGGACAATGTCATTGCCTGGCTCACCGTGTTTTCCACCAAGCATGGGGTTCACTGGTCTGATTCTATCGACTGGTTCCTGTGCGAGGGGGATGACAACATCACTGATGACCACGGGTTCGAAATGTGCCCTTCGGACTTCGCCAACCTCGGTTTGAAGGCCAAGATTCAATCTGGCCTGTCAGCCGAGGAGGCGGGGTTTTGCCAGAAATTCGTGAACCCTGACTCGGGAAACCTGGTTGGGGATGTAATTCGATTCCTCGGCAAACGGCAGTACTTTTCCACCCAGTACCAGGACTCCAATGATCAGACGAAGATGTCTCTCCTTCGTGCTGTCGCGATGTCCACCCTTTCGACCATGCCCAATGCTCCCGGAATCTCGGAGTGGGCGTGGAAAGTGATGCAGATGACGCAAGGATGCCTCGTCAAGAGCAAACACCTCAACAAGATGAAAGCCTACGGAACGGTAATCTCCCAGAACTTCACTGAACCCCAAATATCATTCTCGGATCGCCTGATGGTGTCGAGTGTTTTCGGGTTCACGCTGGAGCAACAGGGTGCGTTGACGGCTGCCATCTGCAAGTGGGTCTACGGCCCACTGGTGCTGCCTCTGTCGTGGTTCCCCGACACATGGGTCGATTTCTACGCGACCTACTCGGGATGCCCAGGTCGGATCCTGGATGAGTCTGAGCCTGATGCGGTCGAGCGCATTAAGGCCTGGCTTGAGCCCGTGC